ATCCATTTTTTGTAATTTAAAAACAATTCATGATGAAAAAAATGATTAAATTTCCGTCTATCGAGCAGTTTAGAACTGTCGTGACGAACATCAATAGACACTATAACTACATCGGGTTAGATGAGAATGGTGACGCTATTTACGACCATACATTACCTAAACCAACACTTACATTTAAAGGTACTGTGAAATTACACGGAACTAATGCTGCTGTTTGTTATAATAAAGATGGTGGGTTTTGGGTACAATCTCGTGAAAATATTATCACTGTTGAAAAAGACAATGCTGGTTTTGCTTTCTTTGCACAATCTAATTTAGGTTCTTTTATGGCGTTGATGAATATTGTTCATCATACTGAAAGAATAGATAATATTAACAATACTGTGACCATTTACGGTGAGTGGTGTGGTGGAAACATTCAAAAAGGTGTTGGTATTACAAATTTACCTAAATCTTTCTTTATTTTTGGTGTTAAGATTACTCCCCATACTGAAACAGAAGAAGAATTAAAAGCTAATCCAGCATATTGGGTTGACTATTCATATTTGAAAGCACCAGACGTTAAGATTTACAACATAAATGATTTCCCTACATATTCTATCGATATTGATTTTAACATGCCTGCTTTGGTTCAAAATCAATTATCCGAGTTAACTATTGCTGTTGAAGAAGAATGTCCTGTAGCGAAAGCTTTTGGCTTCTCTGGAATCGGTGAAGGTATCGTTTGGTCAACTGAAGTAAAAGGTATTGTACACAGATTCAAATGTAAAGGAGAATTACATGCTGGAAAATCTAAAGTTACAACTTTAAAACCTGTTGATGATGTTAAATTAAATAAAATAATCAATGTAGTTAACCAAGTTACACCAGTTTGGAGAATGGAGCAAATGCTTAGTGAAACATTTGATTTAATCAATGGTGGTGAAATAGACATTAAACAGTTAGGGTCATATATTAAAGCTGTTATTAATGATATTATTAAAGAAGAAACGGTAACGTTAAATGAAAATGGTTTAGAACCTAAAGATATTGGTAAATATGTTTCAGAAACTAGTAGAAAATACTTTTTTCAAAGATTAAATGAGGTAACAGGTATAAAATAAAAGGGTGATTCACCCTTTTATTTCTTATCTATTTTTATTGCGTACCAGCCTTTATATTTCATAAAATTAATGCTTCTAGGATTTTGATTTAAATATATTGGTCTTCCATTATTTTTAAAAGATATTTCTAACACTCTTTTTGGAAGATTATTTTTAAGACATAAATCTTTAAAATTTACTTGTAATGTTGAATACATTTCTTCCCCATTATCATTATATATTTTTATTTGATTATTAGTCTGTCTAGGGTTAATATAACCGTTAAGATAGTTTTCTTTTTGTTTTTGTGCTGATTTTATTGCTATTTTTTTAAAACAATCTGGGTCATCGTTTAACATGGTTATTAAACGTTTATCCGAGATTGATTTTAAATCTTGAGATTGTTTGGTTATTTTCATTTTTTCTATTGCTATTTTTCGTTTTTCAGTTGATAATGTAGATAAACCATAACCACCTTTTGACATATTGTAGGTGTCTTTTCTTAATATAAAGTCTTCGTTAACGATTTCTTTTTCTTTGGTAATCATATCTTTTTTATTATCGAAAACGTATAGTATTTCTTTTTTAAAATTTATGTAACCATATTTTTTTATTGCTTTTTTTAAGAAGATTCCAGAACCTAAATAACCATCGTTTATATTATTTGTTGTATGTAAACCAATATAGATTTTATCATTGATTAAGTTTGTTGTTTGGTAAATTGTGTAATATTTCATATGTTTGTTTTATTATAAATATCATAGTTAAAGGTGAAAAACATAAAATTAATAAAATAATTTGCAAATATTAAAATAATATGTATATTTGCACAATAAACAAATAAAAAATAAAATTATGGCTTATTTAAAAATTAATATCTTTGAGTTTTGTAAAAACACACAATTAGTTAAAAGAGATGACTCACTAATGAATAATGGTGTAAATTATAAATATATGGGGATAACTGGTGACGGTATGGTACAATTATTAAGAGAAGATAGTGAAATATGTTTTACTAGACAATCAAATTTTAATTCTAATTATAAATTTAACAATGAAGAAGAAATTTCAAATAGATTCTTAAAAACTATAAATAATGATAAAAAATAACAAAACAGATTTATACTTTAACATGTTACCAGAATTCATAAATATTCAAGGTAAATTATATCATTTTAACATGTCAAAGGGTAAAAGAATAACCATATCTTATCAAACAGATAAAGATGAAAATGGTTTGAATGAATATCTAGGTGAAACTTTTAGAAGTAGTGATGTTTCATTACAAGATGTTTGTGAGAAGATGGTCAATTGGTTATTTAAATTTGAATACGTTCAATATATGCCATATGGTTATAAGAAAATGTATGATGAAATGTTTAATGTGAATATAGAACACTCTAGAGATTTTGAACAATAACAAATATATCTTTTCAAAAGTAAGAGAAATGTTCTTTAAGCTAGTTTAAAGGTTGACTTTTTAACTTTATTTGTTATCTTTATAAAAAGTAAAATTATGATAACAAACAAAGTTTTTAGATTAAAAAATGCTACTGAAGTAGCACCAGGAATGCCGCTACAAGCTGGTCAAGAATTAGAGATTGTAACTGACGTGGTTTACGTAAATGGAAACATGGTTCCACCAGATATGCAATCTTTATTTTATAATTGGTTAATTAATAATCCGACATTATTTGATGATGTCACAAAAAATTGGTAATATGTGGAAAAGATTAAAAACAACACTTAAAGCATGGTGGAAAAAACACATTTGTGCTGAAGTTCCAAGTGATTGGAAAAAGTTTTAACAATTTATTTGTTTATTTAAATAATTAATTTATCTTTGCAAAGAATATTTAATCTAAATTATTATGATAATTAAAGAAAATGGCTTAAGATATGCCAAACTAGTACACGTTTCTGTTGATAATGGAATGACTGATAATAGCAACAAAGTTTATATCATGGAAGAACTTTCCGATGGTACAATCAAGTGTGAATACGGTAGAGTTGGTCGTAGTTTAACTACTGAGATTAAACCTTCAAGCAAATGGGATAGTGTTCTTAAACAGAAACTATCTAAAACCAAAGGTTATACTGATGTTACTGAATTCTTAGCTGAACCAGTTATCGACACAACAAGCGGCTCAACCGCTACTGCTAAAACTGAAGAGATTAAAAACTCTGTGGTTAAAAGACTTATCGACCAATTGATGAGTTTCGCAAACAAAGCAATTCAAAGAAACTATAAAGTAACACAAGAAGCTGTATCTGAACAACAAGTAAATGCTGCTCAGGAAGTAATTGATACTATTAGTGCTAAATTGGTGTTGAGTGTCGATAAGAAAGATATCAATGACTTGTTACTTAAATTATACACTATTATCCCTAGAAGAATGGATAATGTGCGTGATTACCTTATCAATGATGTAAACGATGCTAGTTCATTAGAAAGAGCACAAAAATTCATCGGACAAGAACAATCTACTTTAGATACGATGGCAGGTCAGGTTCAGTTGATTAAACAACAAAAAGCTGCTGCTGAAGCTCCAGAAGAAGAACAAGTTGACCAAGTTACAATCTTAGACCAAATGGGTCTTAGAGTTGATGTTGAAGAAGACACAGAAACACTTGCTCTTGTTACCAAGCTTATGGGCCCTAACGCTCACCAAGTTAAACAAGTGTTTAAGGTTGTTAATACCAAAACACAAAAAGTGTTCGATACTCACTTTGAACAAGCTAAGGTTAAGAAAAGAAGACTTTACTGGCATGGTTCACGTAATGAGAACTGGTTTAATATCTTACAGACTGGTTTATTGATTAGACCTTCTGGTGCTGTTCATACTGGTAGTATGTTTGGTGATGGTATCTACTTTGCTGACAAGGCTCAGAAATCAATTGGTTATTCATCATTGAGAGGTTCTTATTGGACCAAAGGTGGCGATGATAAAGCATACTTAGCATTGTTTGATGTTCATTTAGGAAATCAAAAAGAAATCCTACATCACACATCTAGTTGTTATTCATTATCTGATAAAGTATTGAAAAAAGACAATTACGACTCAGTATTTGCCAAAGGTGGTGCTGACTTAAGAAACAATGAATATATCGTTTATAACGCAGCACAATGTACTGTATCACACTTAGTTGAAATTGGGAACTAATGACATTTGAATTAACAAAAGTAGAACAAGAACGGCTTGATGAAATGATTCAAGCCGTTAAAGTTTTACATGGTGATAAAGTTGGTTACTCAATAACATATTGTTTCTCTACTGGTAGTGGAATAGGTGTTGGTGTTGAAATCATTATAAAGAGTACCAAAAAAGATTTATTTGAAATCAAAAAAAATATAACCGACTACGATAGTTGGTAGTTTACTATTGATAGTAAACAGTAAACAGTAAACAAAATGGAAGATTTAAAAACAGGGTACGAATGGTGCCTATCAGGTAATATGAGAATTCTTGACATAATGTCATGGGATACCGACATGATGTCATGTGAAGCATCATATTACACAGAAAAAATAACATCAGAGGAATTTTTAAGACGTATTGGTTTATGTAAAGTAAAAGCAAATTCTACACCTCGTAAAACTGATATGTATTTGGAATATAGAATGTACGGTATTGTACCTTACAATTTAAGTCCAATTCAACAAGGAATTCAATTTGGTCATGCGGTAGTTGAGTATCAGCAAAATGTTAGAAACTTACCACCATATGAAGCCATTTATAACAAATGGGCTGGAAAAGATAAAACATTTATTATTCTTAATGGTGGAACAACTAACATTAACCCAGAGAAACTTGGTAGTCTTAATCAACACTTAGCAGCTTTATATTTCAATGGTGTTCTTACATCAGAGTTCTATGAAGAAGACTTGGGTGACCAATTGACAGCTGTTGTATTCATGGTTGATGAAAGAGTATTCAATAGAGTACTTTATCCAGATTTCCAAGAGGAAAAGTTACCTTATGGTGTTCGTAAACCATCTAAGAAAGTTGAAACTGAATTAGAGGAACGCAACGAAGCCAATTACCAAAAATGGGTAGAGAAGGTCGGTGGACCTAAAAACGCTTTCTTAAGAGAATTTTTAAAACCGCTTAGATTAGCTTAAAATCTTGACTTTTTGAGATTCTTCCTTATAATTGTATATGGAAGAATCTCAAAAACAAGCATTAATATTTGGTTATCTCAATAAATACTACTATATTGAGAATGGTATATTTTTAAATAAATATGGTGACCAAGAATGGGGTTATGACATCGCTGATGAGTTACCAAAAATACTTAGTTTTGGAAAAGAAGATTGCGTTGAAACATTTAAGAAATGGGCCGAGTATCGTGGTGTTAATTATGTAGATAATCGAATAGCATACGGAACTAGAAGATTAAATGTAACGTGGAACCCAGAACTGGCTCAGGATTTGGCAGCATTTCACAGTATTGATGCTGAAGCTGAATTAACCGCAATGTTAGCTGAACAAGTAGCCCAAGAAATTGATGCTCAAATTTTAATGGATTTAAGACAATTAATTCAACCAGCCGAAATGGTTAGTTTGATTAAATGTGTTGGTTATGAGGAAACAGCAGCAGAATATGACCCAGCAACATTTTTACCAAGAAAAGGATTTCAATCTATGAAAAAACAAGATATTGAACATGAAAGACAGAATAACACTCACTGGCAAGATTGGGTTCGAGCCAGAGGACAAGACGAACAAACATCTTCTCCAATCATCTTGGAAGAAGATTGCTATGGTTTTTATTGAAGGTGATGTTTGTGAATACTACGCATGGTTTCTAAAAAAAAGATATAATATTACACTTAATAAACCAATCAGAGGTGCTCACATATCATTCATCAATGATTCTATGAGAGATTTAACTCAAAACAACGATAAGTCAGAAGAAGAAATTCTTCAATTATGGGAAGATGTTAAACTTAAATGGGATGGTAAAGAAATAGATATTGTGTTAGACCTAAACCCTAAAACTGATGATAGAATCTGGTGGTTGAATATTCCTAATGAAGAAAGAGAAGGACTTCAAGCTATTAGAAACGAATTAGGGCTCGGTAGACCGTATTTTGGTATGCACATGAGCATTGGATATGCCAACGAAAAAAACATTGAACATAGCACTTATATTCACGAATTAATTAAAAAAGGTTTTATACGTTACGAATGATAATAATTAATCATTTTAATTGTATGTTCCTTTAACCATGGTTCTACATTAGGTAATTTCATCAAAAAACTATATTCATAGTTATAACATATTGATTCTTCTTCATTTAGTGAATACTTTATATTTTTATGGAGTATATTTAAGTGATATGATTCGTGTACCAATACACAAGCTAAATTGTTTATTGAGTTAAGTTTTATATCTTTTACTGATACTAATATTGTTGAAGAATCTTGTGTTGATGAAAAATCAGCAACCCAAAAGGTTATATACTTGCAATTATTTATCACCATGTTATATGATACGGTATCATGTGTTTTAATCAATTCTAAAGCAGCTTGTATTTTACCTTTCCAATTATCGCCAATATCATCAATTTTTATTTGGCTATAAGAAGAAATAGAAAACAGTAATATGAATAATAGTTTTTTCATTAGTTAGAGTATCCAGTATTAACTAAATAGTAATTACCAGTAGTTGTTCCAGATACTGGTGAATTAATAGTAACACTTTGAACACCAGGATAAGTTGTTCTTAAATTACTACTAGATGGGTTAATTATTAAATATTGACTTGAAGTAAATAATCTACTATTAGGTAATGATAATAACCATGATAAAAATCTACCATTTTTTTTACTATAGATATAATAAGTATCAGATATAGTAATTTTACCATCACCATTTACATCGTATTTATAGTAATCCCACGCATTAAAATTTCTATTGATTGCTTTTAAGTTTGACCCAATAGCATCAGAGATACTTAAAGATAAAGGTGGTACAGCATCTATTTGCAAATACCATTCAATAGATGGGTTGCTGGTTTCATTAATAGTATATTTACCATTAACGTCAGTATAAACAGTTTTATACAATACCCATGGACTAGTTGTTAATATATAATCAAATTCCAATACATAAGGTAATGAATTATTATTATTTAAATCGTTCCATTTCCCAGCTCCAACAAATTGAATATAATCTTCATTACCTGAATTGTTGGGTTCACCACCGTTCCAAGAAGTATATGAATATGCTTCACCTGTAACCCATTTCCAAGTTCCTTCTATTACTTCATCAGTTAAACCTATCCAACCTGACGGCCATAATCCGTAAATGAAACTATTTTCAGCTGCTGTTGTTACTGTTACTAAATGCCCACCCATATTAGAACAAGCTGTTCTAGCATTAGTCCATGTCATTGAACCTGTTGACCTATAATATGAATGTCCGTTATAATTATTTTGAGAAGTAAAACCAGCAAGAGTTGGTGTTGTTCTTTGATATAATTTCACAGGTATATTGGCTACACCAACCCCAGCAGAATTATAAATATAACCTGAATAGGCGAAATTCTGACCTAAAGCAAAATTACATAGTAAGAACAAAAACAACAGTTTTTTCATTTTTATATTTTTGATATTGCATCCTGTAACCCTTTTTTAAGAGCTCCAGAAAACGCTGATTTTTCAAATGGTAGGTTTTCATCTTGCAATTCAATAAATGTAGCATTAACATCAGTATTTGCTTCACCTTCACCTTCGTAATCATCGCCATCAATAGTAATAACTAATTTTACAATTGTTTTTTTTCTTTTTTTCTCAAAAGGTCCTAATGAGAAACTATTTGTCGGTGCTTCAATACTTTGAATTACTACTGAGACTGGTTTTCCATTTTCACAAATAGAATATGTCGAGGATAAAATTTCTTCAGTTATTTGTTTAACACCTAAAAGAAATCTATTTGGGTTTATACCTTCAATCTCACCTTCATTTTTAACATTCTTAACAGTATAACATTTTTGACTGTAAGATGTTGTAAAAATAAATACCGCAATAATTAATAAAATTTTTTTCATTTATATATTTTTTATAAAATAATCCTTACAAAAAGCATTTAGCACCTGTAAGAATTTGATAGGATATAGCTTTATCATTTAACTGTTGCACAGCACTAAAGCTTATATTTAATTTAAATTTTTTTGTTATTTTATAATCTACTGATGTAAAAGGAACAAATAAAATACCAGATTGATACCACATACCTTCATAATAATAAACATAAGGTGAATATACAGTAACAAACATTGTTGTTAACCCTATTTTAGGGTTTAATTTAAAACTACTAAACACACCACCTAAAACTGATAAACTTTGAAATTTACTAGTACCAATATTACCAATAGTTAAATTAGTACCTATTGTACTAGTTACTTTACGATATTTATAAGATTCCATAAGAGAAAATGTATTGAAGAAATCTTTTTGAAAGTTAAGCATTATTGAATTAGCAAATATTGTAGTTAGTTTTTTATGACGATAAGAAACAAATAAAGTTACATTTGAATTGTTTACATAACTAGTAAAGTTAATTAAAGCTCCTTTGGCGAATGTATTCTTTGTATTTGATGAAATTAAACTAGCGTTTAATTTAAACTGGCTAGGGTCTCCTGTTGCACTCGCAATAGTAACCAAATCACCATTCATCATAAGATTACCTTTTTTAACTGCAGCAACTTTGCTTTTTGTTGTTGAAGAAGAACTAGCACCACTACTTACAGCATCTTCTGCAGTTTCTTTAGTATCTTCAGATTTTTTAGTTTTATCTGATTCAGATTGTTGTGTATTATCAATTCTAACAGAACTAATACCACCAGTAATATTACTACCACCAGAACTTATAGACGATTGAGACGATTGACTGTTTGTTGAAGTTGGTCCAGACGAAGTTGTATTATTAGTTCCTTGGTTTCCAGAATTTCCTCCAGTTGAAGAATTAGAGGTCTGATTCCCTTGGGAATTGGACGAGTTTTGATTGTTGCTATTATTTGATGTGCTTCCGACAGAATTGTTTCCACTTCCATTGTTTGAGTTTGTGCTGTTGTTTCCATTGTTTCCATTGTTATCGTTGTTATCATTATTTGATGAAACTTTTTCGTCACTTTGAATTACTCCTTGAACACTAGCACCACTCATCGATGTTAACGCATCAGCCATTCCAGATGTGCTAGTAGCAACATCTTGCATAGAAGCCATTGTTGATAATGTTGAGAGTACGGTAGTTATTACTGATATACTATTTTGAGCTACAAGTACATTTACACTAGTATTTTGAGCTAAACCTATACCACTACATGGTCCAGCAGGGTTTTGAGCATTAACAGAATCAATCCATGTTTGAAAAGCACCTGATTGTAATTCAGCATCTGTAAATGAATGTACTTGTCCGTTATAAGTTAATGGAACGGAACCATTTGAAGTGTCAATATATATTTCTTTTGCTTTGGAAGTGCAAGGGTCTAAATACGAATACATATACCCTTGCTGTCCCATAGCTAATTTACTTGAGAACAGGAAAATAAATATAATAAATGTTTTCCATATCTTCATTACTTATTATTTTTCTAAAGTGCTTGACAATGAAACACCATCTTCTTCATCTACTTTTTGAATAAGCATTTTATCTCTATCTTCAGAATTGAACCAATAATCAACTACTTTATTTAAATTACCAACGAATGCACCTAAAAGGATAAGTAACATTTCTTTCCAGTCTTCTCCAATACTAGCACCTAAAAAGACACCTGCATTGATACCGACAATAATTAGAGTAAATAACCCTAATACTATTGCTGTAATTCTCCAACGATTATTTTGCATTTCTTGTAACATATAGTAGAATCTATTATTTTGTTCTACTGTTTGTGCTGGTTTACCAACACCTAAAAATTCTTTTATTTTACCCATTTTGTTTTGTATTTTTATTTTATTATTAATTTTTAAATATGCCCTTTTTAATCATTTTACTAACGATTCTAGAAGAGGCTGTTTCTAGAGATTTTTTGGTTGCCACACCAATTGTTGATTGGTTGAATTTTACGTCATCTAATCCGTCTAATAAGTTGGCTTTTTTAATTGTAAGTGCTTCACCAGAACCTGAACCCGTAAGGATTTCACCAGTTTGAGCATCTACAAATCTAACTTGTAACCCAAGAATTGTTTTTTGTTTAATTTCTATTCCACTACCACCTACTTCTTCATCTTCTCCAACAGAGAAGTCATAAACTTCGATATATACGAAATAACGAGCTAAAACAATATTTCCTTTAACTACTATCTTATTTGATGAAATTCCTTTAGCTGATGCTTTATCTTGAGCAATCATATCTTGTTTAATTTCATTTCTTTCTTCAGTAAAAACAAATCTACCAGTAGATTCTAAATACTCCAACACAATGTTTGAAAGACCTAACCCAACTCTTTTGTCTTTTAACTCAGGATACATTTCATATAGTTCTGCGTTAATTCCAATTTTAAGTATTTGAATAGGTACTTGTATTGTGTCAGTATAATTAGATACAACATCTAAAGATTGTTTCTTCTCAAAGTCAGCTTGATATGATTCAGTTTTAACAGACCCAATTTTTTGAGCAAATCCTGTTAAACTAAATAACATCATTAAAATTATTAATTTTTTCATTTTTTTTGATTTATTAATTCTTCAACATACTTATCTCTCTGTTCTAAAAGATACTGAGTTCTTTCAATCAGTCTTTGTCTTTCATCATCAGTTAATTTTAGTACTAGCGTTTCTTTATCTTGAATCATAGCCTTATATTCTTCTAATTGCTTATTAAATGTAAGGTTTTGGTAATACATAATCCCAACTAAAAGAATAATCGTAAATGATTGCTCTTTTAATTTATTAAAAAATGTGTCAGCAATTCCTTCAGTTGGGATTTTAGTATTTTCCATTTTATTTAATTATTACCAAGGTTCTTCTTCAGTCTTTTTAGGGGCTGGAGCTGGAGCTGCTGCAGGAGCCGAAGCACTAGCACCAGATTTAGAACCACTGTTAGCTTGTTGTTTTTGTTGGTTGGTGTTGTTGTTAGATAAATTGATTACAACTGGTGCAGCAGCCGCAGCCGCAGGAGCAGCTTGTTCTGTTTTAGTTTCTTCTTTATCTTTTTCTTCACCAAGTCCTAAGTGTGTTGTAACCCATACACCACCAGCAGTTACTATTGTACCAACCGCTGTGATTAATGTCTTTTTAAGACCTGATAATCCACCTTCTTCTGTTTTGTTTTCTTCCATTTTTTTTTAGTATTTAATTACTTTATCTTGTGCAGATTTAGTTTTTGTTATTAATTTAGCGATGTAAAGACCATCAGCTAATTTTGTTAAGTCAGTTGAGTAAGTATAGATACCTCTAGGCATGTATTTATCAACAACGGTCATTATTTTTCTTCCAGTAATGTCAAATAATGAAATTTCAGCATCACCACTTTTTTCAACATTAAATTTAATAGAAATTTCACCGTTGGTTGGGTTTGGTGATACAACCATATCATCTACCATAAATGTACCATTCATTTTGTTGATTTGAACAACACCGTTAGTAGGTGTAACTCTCATATCAACAGCGTTTTGGTTTCCAACGTATTTTCTAGATGTGTATAAAGGACTAGCACCCCAATCACCTTGTGGTTGTTTTGCTGTAAATATCAAAGTAAAAAGAGGTTCACCATCAGTTACTAAGTTATTTCCAGTAGTATCATAACCACCCCATTCGATTACATCATTTTTTAAGTTAACGAATGATAACCAATTCATAGATTTTCCAGAGTTTTGAACTTCTTTGAAATCTAATAAAGAACTATCATAGTTAAGAGCTAATTGTAAAGAACCAACTGGGCTAGCGTTATTTAATATTCTTACAGGTACTTCAACATCGTTACCCTCAGTAACTTCTAAACTTGGCATGTTAACTTCAACACTAGCTAATGCTGTGTCGTATTCAACAGTTTCGTCAATTACGTTATGAGTAGAGTTAGCTGGATTAACAACTGTAATAGGTGTTAAACGAGCCATGTTGTAACCTGTATTGTTAGCATCACCCACAACTAACACGTGGTAAGTAATACTTGTAGTTCCAGGTAAGATATCATATGTAAATGTTGTAACACCAGCAATTGTGCTTGTAAAGTTAGTAGCAGTAGCAGCCATAATGTTAGTATGTTCAGCATCAGTAAAGAATTTAATATCTTTTACGTTGTTTGGCCATGCAGTAAATCTACCAGCAATTCTACCAAATACACCATAAGCATCAGCAATCGAAACAGAATTGTTTCCATTAACATCAGCAGAGTAATATTGGTATCCTGAAGGTGTTTGAGTACCTAATACAAATTGGTTGATTAATTGAGCATCAGCAACAGATATTACGTTTCCAACTGTCATTGTAGAACCATCAACACTTAATCTAATATCATAGAAAGTAGCATCAATTGTTTCATGAATAGCATATGTACCATTATTATCAGTTACGTAAGAAGCGTGTGAACCCCATGTTGTACTAGTTTTAGGTTTTTTCTCTAACTTGAATGGTAAATTTTTAGCTGGAGTACCAGTAACGTTAACAAAGTTAGTTGTAAAATCAAATTGTGGTCTTAAGAAGATACCACCATAATTATGTGTATTCAAAGCTACGTCAGTACCATCTTGTTGAGCAGCTAATGTAGTATAAACGTTAGCAACTGGAGTACTAGCCCATGCTAAGTTAGCAATTGTTGGTAAGTTAATAAATGTAGCAGCAGCAACATGTGTTAAAGCTAAATTTATTTGTTGACCATCAGCTAATGTAAAAGCACTACTTGAACCATTGTAAACAACGGTGATAGTTAAATAACCACCAGCATTGTTATCAACAAATTGTAAATCTAAATTCGTAGTAGTACCAACCAAAGTAGGAACAGCAGCAGAAAAAGCATTTTTATCATAAAATACTCTAAATTGAAGACCAGTTACTAATGTAGTTGTTGTGTTTCTAAATGTAATTTTGGCGTTAGTAACACCAACCTCAGTTGAAGCTAATTGATAGTTAGTATCAATAAGAGTCCAAATACCAGCAGACGGTGCTGCAGGTGGAGTTTGAGCATATGATGTCATTCCAAACATCAACATTGCAATAAGGGATAATAATAACTTCTTCATTACTCTTTTGTTTCGTTTGAATCATTATTATTTTTTTTACCAAATATTTTATCCGTTGATGCTAATCCTAAAGCACCAAATGATAACATGGCAACAGCGTTCACTAATTCAGGTGCAGGTTTAATATCTGCACTAGAAAAGCTATTAGCAAAAAGGGTAATACAAAGAGTTAACCCAGCTAAGACACCTACAAATCTTTTTGAAGATGGTTTGTTTTTTTCGTCTGTAAACAGACCTTTTAAAAATTCTTTCATTTTTGTTTTTTTTGTTATTGTTATTATTTTATTCAATAATAAATATGAAAAAAATTTGCTTTATTAAAAAAAGTTTTTGTACATTTGCAAAAAAAAATTATGAAACAATTGACACACGAATATCTAGTTGAAAACAATCTTATACTATTCGAAACGATTATCGGTTCGCAAGCATATGGTACTCAAACACCTACAAGTGATGTAGATAAAAAGTTCGTTTATATCCTACCTATGGATAATATTCTGGGTACTGGATATGTTGAACAAATCAATGTAAACAAAGACTATACGGGCTGGGAACTTAGACGTTTCCTAGAACTTATGGGTTCTAACAATCCTACAGTTCTGGAACTTCTTAATAGCCCAGAAGACTGTATAATCAGCAAACATCCATTGTTTGACCTTATCCTTGAACAAAAGGAAGCGTTTATCACAAAAATCTGTAAAGATTCATTTGGTGGGTATGCTAGACAGCAAATCAAAAAAGCCAAAGGCCTTAACAAGAAACAAAATTGGGAGAAAGACAAAGTGGTTCGTAAAGACCTGCTAGATTTCTGTTATGTGTTAGAAGGTGTGAAATCAATCCCATGGAAAGCATGGAATTCCAACACATACGATGAAAAATTCATTGGTGCTGTGAATATTCCAAATGCAAGGGATACTTATGCTTTATTTTATGACAGCGTTGCTGAAATGCTTCATTCTGAAAAATATGATGAAGAACTTAGAGAGGGTTATAAAGAAGCACTTAGGAAAGCTGGTAAATCAATGGGTATGGGTTACAAAGGGCTTATCAATACTGGTCATGAAGATGAAGATGGAAAGATTAACTACGGTATCTCAAATCAACTACGTCTTTCTAGTGTTCCTAAAGGTGAGAAAGTAATCGCTACGATAGTTTATAACAAAGATGGTTATTCAGAACATTGTAAAGACTATAAAGAGTATCATGAATGGTTAGAGAACCGCAACGAAACTCGTTATGTTGAAACGCAAGAACATGGTCAAGGTATTGACGGGAAAAATATGATGCATTGTATGCGTCTTATCCAAATGTCAAAAGAAATTGGTCGTGGTGAAGGAATCATCGTTAGACGACCTGATGCTCAAGAACTTCTTAAGATTAGACGTGGCGAATTGGATTTAGATACGCTTATCGAACTAGCTGACAAAGAAATCGCTGAAATGGATGAAATCTTTGATAATTGTAATCTACCTAGCAAGGTTGATAAGGATTTGGTAAATAAGCTTTTGGTTCAAATTCGTACAGAGTTTTATGGGTTGAATTTACCCAAAGAAAGAAAAAGAAAATAACTATTCATATAAAGAATTGTTTTCCAATAAGAATTTGATGGTTTCATCAGCTTCTTTACAATCATCGATGAATGAGAAAACAAATTCATTAGTAAGAATACGCCATTCATTCTTGGCTTCAGATTTGGAGCCAGAATGTTTTCGGTGTAACCATTGTTCTACTTTTAGATAGTTTTTTGATTCATATTGTCTAAGAAGACTAATCTTGTTTGGGTTACCTGTTTGCAATTGTTTTACTCTCAATTTTGGGTCATTTTTGGTAATACCGATTTTGTGGGATTCATTCCCATCAATATCAGTTTGTAACAAAAGGTATACGTATCCCATAATTTCAATTATAGTCAATTTTTTTCATATAGTCAATATATTTATAGTAAAAAAGTATATGAAACATTTGATAAAAGGATTGCTTAGAGAATCACTAGAACAAAAAGAACTAGAAGAAGGAATACTTGGTAAAGGATTCTTAGCTGGATTACTTATGACTGCAGGTTTATCATGGGGACAAATAAAACCAGAATATAAAGCTAAGATTGATTCAATCCAAAAATTGGATATAACACCACAAGAAAAAAGAGCTGAGATTAATAAATTAGTTCAGTTGAATCGTAATGAGATTAAAGGTAAAAAAGATGAAATTTTTATCAGAAGTGCTATTGTTAAAGGATTCTCTGATGTTATTGATGATGAAGCTTTTGCAATAGGTGTTGAAGAAGAAGCTAACAACAATAATGAATGTAAAGATTTTGTATATCGTAAATTACCAACAGGTGAAAAGGTAAGAGTCAACTTAAAAGGGTTTAGAGAATACATCAAAAAACATGCTAACGACCCAGATGTTGGGCAAGAAGGATTAATGGACCCTAGCTTTAGTCACACTAGCTGTGGTATATCAAAAGCAGGTGCAAAACAATCTAAAAAAGATTGGAAAGAAAAATAAATAAAAAAAAAGTCGAAAAATACTTGACAATATAAAAACTTTTCGTATATTTGCATATATTTAATAACGAGTGGTATTCCACACAATATAAAAACACAATGAGAAATTCAGTTAACTTAGTCCTTTTAGTCTTATGTCTAGTAATAGACGTGATGGGTCATGTAGGTATATGAGAGAATTAAATTTATCATAAAACTAGAAACCCATTTAATTTTACTTAAATGGGTTTTTTATTTAATGGCATCTTGGCCGAGTGGTTAGGCAGGGCTCTGCAAAAGCCCGTACACTGGTTCGAATCCAGTAGGTGCCTCTTAAAGCTCAATAAGAGTAAAAATCAAGCTCAAATTAGTAATAAAATGAGCTACAAATAACATAAGTGTGAGCTTAAAACAATTAAAATAATAAAATTATGGGATTAACATTTACATGCGAACATTGCGGAGAATCAATTCATGGGGTTGCCGCAGTACACAACGGAAAATTTATGCACCATAGATGTGCTGAAGCCCATGCTGCTAAACAAGCAGAAGGGTTAGAAGAAACACCAATGGAACTTGAATAAATTTCCAACTCTGGCTAGATGGCGGAATCAGGTATACGCACCAGACTTTTTACATAACATATTATAAATAACCACTGGCCTAGTGGTGCAAATGGCTGAGACACATGGGACTTAAAATCCCACACCCAAGCGGTAAACATTGTAGGTTCGAATCCTACCTAGGTCACTAGCATCTCCCTAGGGAGAAGGCTCTGGTTGTCGGTCTGACCTTATAGACCGAAATTTGCCGATGTGGTGGAATGGTATACACAGGCGTTTTAGAAGCGTCTCCCGAAAGGGTTGCAGGTTCGAGTCCTGTCATCGGTACGATATGCATCTGTAACTCAGTGGTTCAGTAGTGCTTCCTTTACACGGAAGAAGTCGGGGGTTCGAATCCCTCCAGGTGCACTAAATTAATAAATTATGTTAGAATTACATGATGGTTCATTATCATATACTCCTAAATTTGTAATAATTAATGGTGTGAAACATACAGCACCTATTGATTTAAACTCTTTTTTAGTTGGTGAAATGATAATTGAAACCCTAAAAG